TCAAAATGAGATTTCTGACTGATCTTTTGATAGCATCAACACCTGTTTTCTTTACCACATCACCTGTTGTTGGATGTGGAATAAAGTCCAGATCAAGGTCTGCCCAATCTTTAGTGCGTGTTACTTTTGCCATATCTTATTTATACTGTTCCTGTTCCAGAGGGTTGCTTTGCTGGTGCTGGGACTGCTTTCATATTGAGAACTTCACCAACTGCTTTTGAATCTCCAGACTGAATTCTAATTTGTGAACCACTATCCATAGCAAGTGTTCCAGATGCTTTAATCGAGGTCTGACCGCCAGACTGAATGACTGTTTGTGATGCCGATGCGATTGCCACATCTGTCGCAGCACCAATTGCTACTGCGTCTCCAGTCGAAACTGCTGTAAATCCGTACTTGCTTGACATGGTAAGAGCACCATGAACTTGTGAAACAGACGAGTTTTGTATCTTTTCCATCTTACTACCAGCAGCAATATCGTAGTTTTCAGAGATGGTTTGATTCATGCTTTTGGCAGTGATATTGAATGCTCCTTTGGCAGTGAAGTTTGCATCTCCATCGATTGTGGCATTGTAGTTTCCCTTGCACTTGATGGATGCATCTCCTTCAACTGTGATATCTTGCGCACCAGAAACCCATATACGATTTTCACCAAAGACAATTGTTTGCATTCCATTGTGAACAACTAACTTACCTGCCCCATCTGACAGAAATTGTAATTTTGGTCCCCCGCGATGTTGAAGAGTGATATGCTCTCCCCCCTCAGAATCGTCAAAAATTAAAACATGTCCAGAACGAGTTTTGCGCGTCCAGACGTTTGGATATTTGCCAGATTTCTTGTTTTTGCGCGCATCTTCAAACTCTCCCCAGTCTGGAGGAGTTTTCTTTGCATCATCTTTAGATGTATCTTCTCTATCTGCCATTTTTTATCCTAATATCAATTCCAAAGGATTTCCACCTTGACGAGCACCTTTGTCAAGCACCTGATTCATAACTAATGCCGCTGGAGATTGACTTAACTCCTGAAGCATTGATTGTCTGAATTTCTGCACAGATGGTTCAACTCTTCCCAACATGTCGGTCATTGTTTTGGATGCTTCACCAAAAAGATTCTCTCCAGCACCTGCTCCAGATGCAAGATTTGGATTTGAGAGCATACCAGAAAATGCTTCAATCAGTTTTTGAATAACATCTGGAATCTCGTTTGTGATGTTTCCATTTGCATCAATCTTCTGTTTATACGTTCCAAAAGCACCTTCTGTTTCTATTTCTGTTGGTGGAAGTTCATCCAATCCAAACAGATCAGTATCATATTGAAGACGCATCAAAGTGTCGTGTAGATCGTGAACATTTGTTACCTGCGACAAAAGATCAATGGCATTGGCAACATAAACTTCTGGGTTGACTCTACCACTAGTAAAGTATGCTCCGCCTTCTCCGGACATCATTAGATTTGATGTTGATTCAAATGCCTGATAAACATCTTGTGGCATCTTTTCCTGTATTTGTCTTTTCTGTTTGTTTGTCAATCCGGAAAAAAGATCACCCATATTCATGAATGACCCGGGCATCATAGAGGCCATTGATGGAGAAAGTATATTGCCAAATTGCTGTATTGCAGTTTCTATCTTCTGTCTGTTTGGTAGAACTGTTCCTGCCAAAGGATACATTGCAGCATGTGACGGAATGCCCTTTGTGAGTTCATGTCTCCAGTGCTCTCCGTCTTTAGGTTTTCTGACTTCTGCGCCATTTCTACTTGCTGTTTGATATCCTTTTGACAACACTTTTTGCACATCTTCTCTGAGAGCAGTTGTCACATTTCTCATTTGCATCAAATCAAAATTTCCAGCAGATGATCCAGACTTGTTTAAGTCTTTTATTGTTCCCAGTGCTATTCGTTCTGAAGGTCCGCCCATTCCTGGAACAGTGACAATTGTTGCTCCTGGTTCTGGTGGAGGAGCATTGGTTTCTAGGTCTTCCTGAGTACATCCAGAGACTATGGAAATGAACGGATATTGTATGGAATCGATGTTATTTCCATGTCTGAGTGGATCAGTTGATTGTAGTTTGTTGCATTGTCCTGGATCGGGTCTCTTAATGTGTCCTCCGGTGACAATGTTAAATGTAAACCCAGATGTATGTGGAAAATCTAATGGTCTGCTCATAACATCTTTCTCTTTTCCAACAAAATAAATCCTCCAGCTTTTCCTCTAGTGCGAAAATTGTTGGCACAAAATCCATGTTCTTTTGCAAATATATCTATTCCATTTTCGATATAGATAGAACCATCTGGACCTAATATTTTCCATTCATATTTTTTTCCTATTTTCATTCCAGTTCTTTTTAGTCTTGTTTTTTCTATATGTTTTTTTGAAAGTTTTTTGCCTTTATGTGCTATTGATATTTTTTGTTTAGTCTCTTCTGTGTGTTTGATCGGATTATTTAAACGGATTTCTCTGAGTTTTTGCTTAGTTTCTTCCGATAACTTTTTTCCGAGATTTTTTTCACGCAAGTTTTGTTTTGCTTCTTCTGTCATTTTTTTACCTAGATTGATGCCTTTAGATTTCTCAGAAAGTTTTTTTCTCGTTTCTTCTGATACTATTCTTGTCTTATGTCTTTCCCACACAGGAATCATTTTTTCTCTTACTTCCGGTCTATTCATTGCCTCTTTAATCTTTTCAGACATTGTTTTCTTTATTTTTCCAACATCTATTGTGTTTGTCCAATGGTTGAAATGATGATTATGATAGTTGTAATATTTTTTTCCTAATTCATTTTTGGGTATCATTTGTAACCATCTATATTCTTCTGTCAGCAATTCTTCTCTGGTTAATCCTTTTTGTACAATACGTCTTTTAAAATCATGTGGTCTGTTTTTATAATTATATTTCATTCTTCTAGAACTACAGATATATCCATCATCTATAGTGCCATAATGACACCCTATATAATACATCTTTCGCTTGCGATCATACCAAATATAGATAAATCCTTCTTTCATGCAATACTCCTATTGTTATAGAAGTATTTAGTAAACTTCGTCAACCAACTATTCCTTCGCCAGTTGTGACAGATACACAATCCATAGTGGTTGTCGATAGACCACCACGTTTGATATTATGCGTTAATGAAGCAATGAGATAATCACCAGAACCATAATTTAATTTTTGAGGATCGTTCTTATTTTGAAGTTCAACGCGAATAACTTTACCTGCATGAAGTTCAGGATACCAAGGAACTGTTATTCTAAGTGCAACTTTATCTTGCTCCAATAGATTCATTCTTGCCTGTCTCTTTTGCAGATACAAATAAGAGTAATCTGGACATGCATTCTGTTGTCCAGCAGAATCTTGATTTGTCATTCCCACTTTGTAGTTTCCACTACCAATACCACATCCCATTGTCTGACTACCAAACAGATTGAATTGTTTGGTGACAAGATTGAATAGACCGATAGAGTTAATCTCTTTCCCTTGTTCATCAACTCCATTGAGAAGATCGGAAAGAAGATCGAAGTCACACGGAAAAGAATGTGTTATTATTCCATATGGATTACTGTACCCAGATGCTGCGCCAACCTCATCAAACTTATAAGTCATCATTGGTGCTTGCTTTGTAAGTGTTTCTAAAGATCGAAAGTGATGTGTTCCGTAGTTCTCAAACGTCATATAGTGAACAAATGACGGATCATTTCCTGCTGCTAATGCCGCATTTGCTTGCTGATTGACGACCTGAAATGGATGAATGTTTTCCGCAATGTAGTCTCTTGCCGGATCAGATGATTCAATATCCATTCGTGCAGGACTGACTCCAACACACTGAGTCAAAACGTCTGAAACAACTGCGGATGGAGTGGTACATTTCCACATCTTGGATACTAGTGATTTGGCATCATTTAAAAGTGACTGATCACAACCATGAATGACGAACTCTTCTGTGTTTTGATTGAAAAGTTTTCGATTGTCGATGCGATAAACAACTTGCTTAACTCGCATCATATGATTCAATCCAAACTTTCGTAAAATGTCTCTTTTGATTAGAATTTCAATGGGATTGTTTTTGTATTGATTGAGATCCTTTATTGGTAGATTGTGATGATATGAATGAACTCTAACCGCAGTTTGTAGTCCAGGAGTGAGAAGACTTTCACCCAAAATAATCTCTACAGGAGTAACTTGTAATAGAACATTTGGATCAATACCAGGAAATCGCAGTTCGGTTTCTGCCAAAGCAGCATTACCACTACTTCCCGAGAGACCACCTTGATTCCATGATTCTGTTGCGGGCATTAGATCAACCTTCTGAGATATGGTGTTGTGGCATATTCAGTTAATTGATCAAACTCTGCCATAATTTGTCCATAATATTCTGGTTTGATGATTTTGATGTTCCGCTTTGCTTCGTTCAATGCTTCCTCATAATCATAATTTGTGATATCTTCGCGTCTAGTTATTTGGACCACAGTTCCACCATCTGGCATGTCAAACGTTTCTACCAACTGTGTTTCTGGAAGAGACCCCACTCCTTGATAGTAGTCATATGGAACTGTAAGACTGTTATTCGTCAATTTTTCTTTGTTGACCACAAATCTAGTCTCTGTGATCAGACCAGTCTTGGACTCTTCTCTTGTGATGACTTTTTCGTAGTGATGGATTGAAGTTTTAGCATTCGCGATCGATCCATACTTACCTATTATATAGTTGTTGAATACAACACTGTTCATTGGCCAATCAAATTGAGGATCGACAATACTGTTTGCCATTAGTATGATCCAATGTGCTTCAGGATCATCATATATTTTCTCTGCCAGCATTTCTGGAGTATCATCTTCTCTAATCACATATTCATAGTAAGCAGAAATATTTCCTAAAACTTCCCGAATAATTCCGAGACGAAAGAAGATGTTTGTGACATTCTCATAATTGCTGAATTGTCTACCAGCAATGTCATAAGGTATTTGCGGAAAAGCATTAAAATATGGCATTAGAATCCTTTGACAACTCTTGCTTTGTGAATGACTTCAACTTCACGGAACTGCAACATCATATTTACAGCAACAGGATGCCCGTTACTAAAAGTTGCATATCTATCAAACGGACTGTAGTTCACATCGATTCGTTCCAGAACACATGTGTTTATTCTTGGTAGAGCAAAGTTCTCTACACCTTTGTTGAAGAAAGTAATATCAAATTCTGCTGGAGGAATCCACGTTAGACCAATACCATATCCTCCTGCTCCACCAGTATTAATTTCTGGTGCTGCATGAAATCTAAGTGTTCTAATGATTGCTTGCAATGCAAGAGATTCTTGCTCGTTTCTTGGTGCAAAATTGAACGTAAAATTGAAACTGCGAAGATATGTTGTAGAAAAAATAACTTCAACAGCAGGATTAATGGGCATTTTCATCACACCCATTGCTTGACTTTGTGCTCCAAGAATTCCACCAACTACACTTCCACCAATTCCTCCAGTGACAGCATCAATAGCACCCGCAAGAAGTTTTCCGCCTGCGGCAGCCAATGAGATATTTTGATATTCGTTTTGACTAAAGAAAAGCAATCCCTGAGGCATAAAAAGTGCTATGGATTGAGCAATGCGTCTTGTTTGTCTCGGAACCTGCTCAAAAGCAGCACGATCCCCACCCATAACTCCACCAGAGCCACCAAATCTTAATGTGTCAACTTTGGATTGCTTATTTCCGGTGTTTATAACGTCAAACTGATTCGTAAACTTTCCTGCTGCACTTCTGACATTTGTATCGGTGCTAAATCCCTCTGTAGGAACATTGATATTGATAACCATGTAATGACCAACGTCACTCATTCCAATGTCATTAGGAAAAACTAGATAATCAAAATCATATTTGTCTTGGGCCAGATCGAAGCTTTCAGATACTCCATCTGCTCTACCTGGATTTGCTGCCTCAACAGATGTGTTAATCGCAGTAGTTATTCCTCGACTGACAGTATCATATCCTGGTATACCTTGATTAAGACCAGCAATGGTTCTAAATGGCTTAAAAACGTCATTAATGTCCATTAAATTTTCCTATACGAGTGTGCTATATATTTATACTCATTCCTAGGAAACATATGCGCAAAAGTTACAAAGGGTTCTTCAAACCGCGAAATCCACAGAAATACAACGGCGATCCCAACTTCATAGTCTATCGAAGTCTGTGGGAACTGCGTGCTATGCAGCATTTCGATACCAATCCCAATGTCATTCAGTGGCAAAGTGACACCAAATCTGCCAATTCTGACGGCCGACCCAATGGATTTTGCATACCCTACATCGATCAAACGACGGGTAGAGCAAGACGATACTATCCAGATTTTGTGCTTAAGGTTCGTAAGAAAGACGGTTCTATTCGCATCATGGTTATCGAGGTCAAACCAGAGAAGGAGACCAAACCACCGAAAGAACCCAAGAAAAGAAACTCACGGAGATATCTCAATGAGTGCGTCACATGGGGCGTGAATCAGAGCAAATGGAAATATGCCAAAGAATTTTGTGACAATCAGGGATGGGAATTCACAATTCTAACAGAGCATCATCTGGGAATTAAATAAATAGTTGATGACGCAGAAAAAGTACACAGACAAAGAACTGATTGAATGGTTGACAGGAAAGGCGAGAACGGCTGCTGGTTTTCGTCGGAAAATTTTGTCCAATACAGAAAGATCAAAAGACACCACCGTAATAGGTAGAATGTTTTTCTTCAAATACGATCCCAAGTGGAAAGACATACTTCCAATCTATGACAAGTTTCCCATGGTCTTCCCGATTGAGAGTTATTCGGATGGATTTCTGGGACTGAATCTTCACTATCTGGACTATGGTCAGAGATTGTATCTGATCAATCAACTGTCAAAATTTGCTTCCAATAAGAAACTAACTCCATCAACCAGACTGAAGTTGTCTTATGATTTGCTTCAGTCATCCAAAATTCTTAACAGTTTGGCAAGACCATGCATCAAAAGATACCTTTACTCACACGTTCGCAGCAAGTTTATAGAGATTACTCCCGATGAATGGGACAAAGCAGCATCATTGCCAGTAGAAATGTTTGTAACAAAGAAGTAGGAAACACATGCCATCATATCAAATAGAAAATCCAATTGATGATTTGACAATGCAGAGATTTCGATCTGTTGCAGATCAATATGGTGGTTTGGCAAGAAGTGCTCGATTCATTGCGCGAATTATGCCAACGGGATCATCATTACTGTCACTAAAGGCAACATCTATTCTTAGAGACTTGATTTATCTCTGTGATGTTATTGACATTCCAGGAAGAGAACTCGGAACACAGAACGTTCACTACTATGGTCCAGAATTGAAGTATCCAGTTCAAACAGCATATGCTGATTTTGACATGACATTTATTTGTCGCAATGGATCATTCGAACGACAGTTTTTTGATGATTGGATGACACTTATTAATCCTCCAAATTCCTATGACTTTAACTACATCGATAATTACAAAGCAGAGATTGATATCTTTACCTTTGCTGATCATGGAAGACCCAAAGTTGCAGTATCTAAAGATCCTCAAAATCTTGCATCAAACGTTGATGAAAACATAACAACACCAGTTGCAAATTACAATATAACTCTGCACAGAGCATTTCCCATCATTGTTCATCAACAACCATCAACATGGGCCGACGGAGAATTTCATAGATTGATGGTAACTTTTTCATACTACAATTGGACGAGAAGAAATAGAGACATGGATCCTCAAAGAGGATATACACTAGTTGAAGGAAGAGATACAGGCGGAAGATAAGGATATAACATGACATTACCAACGATTGAACTCCCTACTTATACAGTCAAACTACCATCGAGCATGAAGGAAGTTTTGATAAGACCTTTCACGGTCAAAGAGGAAAAACTGCTTCTGATGGCACTACAGTCAGGAGACGAAAAAGATATTATTCACACAACCAAGCAAGTCATAAACAACTGTCTTATCAATAAGGACGTGGATGTTGAAAAACTACCATTCTTTGATATTGATTATTTGTTCATTGCTCTGCGCGGAAAGTCTGTTGGAGACACTGTGGATGTATCATTCAAATGTAACAATCAAATAGATGCTAATACCACATGCGGAAACATCTTCTCTGCCAAGATTGATATTGCCAATGTCAAGACAATAAAAGACGAGATTGATCCCAAGATCAAAATATCTCCAACAATCGCAGTCAAAATGAAATATCCAACATATGCGATCATGAAGACCATCATGGATAATGATAC